GAAGAATATTCTAAATCCGTTCTTAAGCTGAAGTACTATAACCAAATGGTCGAGGCATTGAAAGCAATTCTACAAGCGATCAATAACCGTTCATTCTATATCAAAAATGCAATTGAGTTTGCTAAGTTCCTGAAAGGTTATGAAATCTAATGTTATTATTCAGAAGAAGAACGAAGTCTATCTAACAATTGAATGTGAACCTCATGTAGGTCACGAGCTAGCAGACGAGTTTACTTTTGAGGTGCCTCAAGCCAAGTTCATGTCAGCGTACAAGAAGAGGTTTTGGGATGGGAAAATTAAATTATTCTCCCCAGGTACAGGCGAGATTTATGTTGGTCTTCTCCCTTATATTATTGCGTTTTGCGAGCAAAGGGGGTATGAAGTCATCCATAGGGACAACGAATTTTATGGACTTCCATCGACGGTGGATGAGTTCATTACGCCCCAAGGAATAGGGGAATTCGTAAAGTCAATCAACCTACCATTTAAAGTTAGAGACTATCAGTACAAAGGTATCTACGAAGCATTACGTCACAAACGTAAACTGCTACTGTCACCTACAGGGTCTGGTAAATCATTAATGATCTATGCTCTCGCACGTTTTTGGGAGAGAAAGAATCTAAGAACACTTATAGTCGTTCCAACTACATCACTCGTTGAGCAGATGTATAAAGACTTTGAGAAGTATGGTTGGAACTCAGAGCATCATTGCCACAGAGTATATGCTGGTAATGATCCTAGGTCTGACAAGGATGTGATAATAACCACATGGCAGTCAGTATATAAATTACCCAAATCATACTTTGAAAAGTTTGGTGCTATAATAGGAGATGAAGCTCACCTGTTTAAGGCAAAATCTTTGACTAGTATAATGAACAAACTTTATGATTGTAAGTACCGTGTGGGGTTCACAGGCACCTTAGACGGGACACAGACCAATCGTTTGGTGTTGGAGGGTGTGTTTGGTACTGTTGATAAAATTACTAGGACAGAGACGCTTATCAAGGAAGGTCACCTTTCTGAATTTGAGATTAAAGTTTTAATACTTAAGCATGATGATAAAGACTTTGATTCATATCAACAGGAAATGGATTACCTTGTTGAGCATGAGGGAAGAAATAGATTTATACGTAACCTAGTTTGTCAGTTGGATGGGAACACACTCGTCCTGTTCAACTACGTTGAACGGCATGGGATGCCTTTATTTGAGATGATAAATAATAAGGTAGGGAAAGACCGTCAAGTCTTTTTAGTCCATGGAGGAGTAGAAGTTGAAGATCGAGAAAAAGCAAGAGAGATCGCAGAGACGACAAATGATTCCATCATTGTTGCCAGCTATGGGACTTTTAGTACTGGTATCAACATTAGGAATCTTAACAACGTCGTGTTCGCAAGCCCCTCAAAGTCCCGAATTAGAAATCTCCAATCCATTGGTAGAGTCCTCAGAAGGGGAGTAGATAACCGTAAGGCAATCCTCTATGATATAGCAGACAATATATCTAAGGGGTCTAAAAGGAACTATACCTTGAACCATCTTGTTGAACGTGTGAAAATATACAATGAAGAGAGTTTTGATTATGAGTTCATTGATGTACGAATTAAAAGCAATGGATAACCCAGAGGTTAGACCAGAAGACAAATCAGATTTTCTCGCCGCACTAAAATTAGTGTCTGGTGAAGAAATTCTTTCTGTAGTATCCCATGTGCATGACGAGAATGGAGACTATCTTATTGTAGAGAATCCTATTCAGATCGAAGAGGTTATGTTACCTAACAAGTCACAGGGTGCTAAGGTTTCGCCGTGGATGAAATTTTCTAAAGAAGAAGAATTTATTATTCCTAAAGATAAAATTATTACTATCGTTGAAGTAGATACTGAGGTTCAAATATTTTATGCAATGTCTTTAAGAAGACTTAACGGTGATGTTGTCACAGATGCCCAAGGAAGGATCTCTACTGTAGAGGAAGCTCGTATTAAACTAGATAAGCTATTTGGTATATAACCCTTTCTGAACTCGCACACTCATATTCTACAGATGGAATACTGGTTTGTCAAGCCCCCATTGACATTGTGATCGTTTTGTTATAAAATATATGTACTCACCCATACAAATATATGGCAGTTAGAAAGAAAGTAGTCAGTGAGCATTATGTAAATAACAAAGAATTCCTTGAGGCACTTGTTATTTTTAAAAAAGCATGTGCTGTAGCAAAGGAAGCGGGTGAACCCCGACCACCCATTAGTAATTATATTGGGGAATGTTTTTTAAAGATTGCTACACATCTATCATACAAACCAAACTTTGTCAACTACATGTTCCGAGAGGACATGATATGTGATGGCATTGAGAACTGTGTACAATACATACAGAATTTTAATCCAGCAAAGTCGAACAACCCCTTTGCATACTTTACTCAGATTATATAACAACCCCTTTGCATACTTTACTCAGATTATATACTACGCATTCCTTAGAAGGATTCAGAAAGAGAAGCGTCAGTTGGAGATTAAGAATAAGATTTTAACTAAGTCTGGATACGATCAAGTATTCCATACGGATGACAAGACAGGACATTCAGACTATAATACCATTAAGGAGAACGTAGAGATCAAGATTAAGTGACATATCCTATTACTATTGTTGACAACTTCTTCGAGGATCCTGATGAGGTTGTTAAATTATCCAAGGATATTAAATGGTATAAACCTGATATTGGTAATTGGCCAGGTGAAAGGACAAAGCAACTTCATCACGACTTACCTAGGTTCTTTAATTATTTTGGTGAGAGGATCCATTGGTTATTCCATGACCAGACACCTGAATACTGGAATTTACAGGCTCACTTTCAAAGGATCAAACCATTTGGAGATGACCAATGGGATAAAAGGAATCAGGGATGGATCCATCAAGACATTGACACATGGTTTGCTGGTATAGTATACTTAAATCCTGATCCCAGTCCAAACTCAGGTACATCCATCTACTCCACTAAGCAGGGATATTCTCTGCAGTATAAAGAAGAGATGGGAATGAAAGAGAAATTATATCTGGGTAAGGATTTTAATATGGATGAGTACAACAAAGCATTTGATTCTATGCGTGAGCAGTATGTTGAAACATGTTCTGTTGAGAATGTCTATAATAGATTTGTTTTATTCAGTGGACAGACACATCATGGGGTTAAGACCTTTGGCACTAAGGAACGATTAACGTTGAATTTTTTTGGTATGGAGATGACAGGTAAGAAACCGCCATTGGTTCGTGCAAGATGAAGGTAGCAATTATAACTGATCAGCACTTCGGTGCAAGGAAATCCAGTCGTATCTTCCATGAATTCTTCAAGAAGTTTTATGATAATATATTCTTTCCTACCCTAAAAAAACGCGGGATCGATACCGTTCTTGATCTAGGTGATACCTTTGATAATCGTAGGAACTTAGATCTATGGGCTGCTCAGTGGAGTACAGATAATTATTTCTCTCGTCTTAAGGATATGGGTGTGACAGTCCATTCTTTAGTTGGGAATCATACTGCATATTTTAAGGATACTAATAAGGTCAATACTCTTGAGAGTGTTCTTGGTGAGTATGATAATATTAAAATATATGATAGTGCTACTGAGGTTATGATAGGTGGTCTACCTATCCTATTCATCCCATGGATAAATGCTGAGAACCATGATGAGACCTATGCTCTCATTGAACAGAGTGATTGTTCAATAGTAATGGGTCACTTAGAACTTAATGGGTTCGAGGCACATAGAGGATACATCATGGATCATGGCCATGCTACTTCTCCTTATAAGAAATTTGATAAGGTATTCTCAGGACACTATCATCAGAAGAGTACTAGAGAGAATATAACATACCTAGGAAATCCATATCAAATCTATTGGAATGATTATAATTCCAAACGTGGGTTCCATATATTTGATACCAATACTAAGAAGTTGGAGTTTATACCGAACCCTTATGAGATTTATAGTAAGATATATTACAACGAAGAACAGTTAAATAGTAGTAGATTTGATTATACAGATTACACTAATAATTTTATTAAGGTTATAGTTGAAAAGAAAACAGATTCAGATAAGTTTGAATTTTTTATCAGTCAACTATATGCTGCTGGTGTACATGATATAAAGATAATTGAAGATCCTTCCTTTGAGCAAGACTTGAGTGAAGAGATTGATTTAGATAAAGAAGATACTCTTACCATACTTGAAAGGTATGTGGATGATATGGAACACTCAGATAAACCTGCACTTAAATCTATTTTAAAAACTCTTTATGTTGAAGCATTGGAGATTGCATAATGTTTATACTATCACTCCAAGGAAAAGAAGATGAGGGTGCTTATGCTGTCGATGGAGACCAGGGTAAGCAGTTGGTATATATGTTCCTTGACAAAGACGACGCAGTGCGCTATGCTGGACTTCTGGAAGCTGATGACTTTCCAGACATGTCAGTGGTAGAGGTGGATGATCGAGAGATTATTCACGCTTGTGTTACACATGGCCATGAATATTATGTTGTCACTCCTGATGATATAGTAGTACCGCCTAGGGTCTAATTTTTGTCGAATGATTCAATTCAAGTCTGTCAGATGGAAGAACTTTCTTTCAACTGGTAATGCATTTAGTGAGATACGTCTTGACGCAAGCCCTGCTACTCTGATAGTTGGTACAAACGGTGCTGGTAAATCCACATTCTTGGATGCCATGTGCTTTGCTTTGTTCAACAAACCCTTTCGTAAGATAACAAAAGGCCAATTGGTCAATGCTGTTAACGAGAGGGATCTGCTTGTTGAGATAGAATTTAGTATTGGTTCTCGTGACTATATGATACGCAGAGGTGCAAAGCCTAATGTGTTTGAAATCTATCTTAATGGTGAGATGCTTAACCAAGAAGCATCTGTACAAGAACAGCAGAAGCATCTGGAACAGAGTATTCTGAGACTGAATTATAAATCATTCACTCAGGTGGTGATCTTAGGATCGTCATGCTTTGTTCCATTCATGCAACTTACACCCCCTAACCGTAGAGAAGTTATTGAAGATCTTTTAGATATTCGTATCTTCTCTACAATGAACACTCTTCTTAAAGAGAAGGTGAAGGGAGTTAAAGAAACTCTTAGGGAATGTGATTATCAATATGAATTGGTGAAGCAGAAGGTTCAGATGCAGCAAAGGTTTATTGCTGACCTTAAGGAACAATCCTCTGCAAATAATGCTAGACGTTCAAAGGATATAGAATCATTAGAGGATGAAATAACCTTTCTTATGACTGATGTTGCAGAAGGATTAGAAGTTTCTGCATCTCATGATAAGAGCCTAGATAGCTACGGAAATGTAGAAGAGGAATTATCACAACTTCGTTTGTTTGAATCGAGGTTTGATGATAAGAAGAAAGCATTTAAAAAAGAGTTTAAGTTTTTTGATAAGAATGATAGTTGTCCGACTTGCAAGTCCGTCATCACAGAAGACGTTAGAGCTAATAAGAAAGCTGAAATTACTGCGTCAATAGATGAGATTGATGAGGCATCAATTGCACTACAGAAAAAATTAAAGAGTATTGTACAACAGGTATCTGATAAACATATTGTTATGTCTGATCTTATGGAGGTACAACAGAAGATTAGTAATTGTAATAAAGAGATACAGTGGAAGAAGAAAGAGATTAAGAAGATAGAAGATAAGATAAAGAACGCAGACAATAATAATCTCACTAGAGAGAAGGAAAAGTTACAGGAGATAGCAAGTACTGGTATGGAAGTGGAGAAGGAATTGTCCACTAATAGAAAGGTACGTAACAATTATGATACTGTAACAAATATGCTACGTGATACTGGTATTAAAGCTGGTATCATTAAGAGGTATCTACCTGTTATGAATCAATTGATTAATAGGTACCTTAAGGAACTAGACTTCTATGTTTCCTTTGATCTTGATGAGAATTTTGAGGAGACTATTAAGTCTAGGTTCCGAGATGAGTTTTCATATGCTTCGTTCTCTGAAGGAGAGAAGATGAGGATTGACCTTGCCTTACTCTTCACTTGGAGGACTATTGCTAAGATGAAGAACAGTGCTAATACTAATCTGTTGATCCTAGACGAGATCTTTGACAGTAGTTTAGATGTATCTGGTACTGATGACTTCCTTAAGATCTTACATACGGTTGCTGACAATACTAATGTATTTGTTATTTCCCATAAGACAGAAACTCTTCAAGACAAATTTTCTTCCACTCTAGTTGTAGAAAAGAAACAAAACTTCTCTATAATTACTAAGGAAGAATAAATATTCACCAAACCCTTTAAACATATGACATACTCAGGCGGCATAGACGGGAACTTCGTACCAAACGGAGGTATCTCTACAGGATCAGCAATTCCAGGAATTGATATTTCAACTGAAGGTCCAGGATTATATCCAGAAGGATTATATCCAGAAACAACTACTGTACCAACAGGTGACATCACTATCACTACAGGTAGTACTTACGAGCATGATGAGATCCAATCAAAATTGGATGAGGTCAATGCTAAGCTTGATCATATCCTAGAGCATCTCCACCAACCCCTTACAGGGACTGTCCACTTAGAATGCCCACCTAAAGTACCTTCAGGTCAGACATGATAATAAATATTTCACTGGTGCTACTTGACACATTGTTGACAGGTGGTGTAGTATGGTATGTAATTGCTCGTACCCTATGACCACAAGGACACATACAATCGAGAAGAAGAACCCTCAACACAATCAGGAATGGTCGTGGGAGGAAACACCTGAACTGCTAACCGCATTGGAGAAACTCAGTGAAAGTTCCGAATTGGCAGCATCACTCAAAAAAGGATGCCAAACGAAAACTAAGACCCCAAGCGTTGCGCCAAGCAAGGGCTAGACGCAACCAGTTGATAAAGTGTCTACTCAAGACCTCTTCCCCACGGAAGGGGTCTTATACTATGTACATACACGAGGAACCCAATGAACTTAGTCAAGGAATCACTAGCAAAGTTACTTGCCCAAGAGGACTTGATTGTAGAGCATCGTCAGGTTGAGACTGCACAGTTTGATGTAGAGAACAGGGTACTTACTCTTCCTATCTGGAAGCACGATGAGAACATTGTAATAGATTCTTTAATTGCCCATGAGGTTGGACATGCCCTCTTCACTCCTAATATAGATCCCCCAAGTGATATTCCACATCAGTTTGTTAACATCACAGAGGATGTAAGAATTGAGAAGTTGATGAAGCGTAGATACGCTGGCATCCCTAAGACATTCTATGCTGGATATAAAATTCTTCATGATGAGGATTTCTTCCAACTTGATGGTGTCAATCTATGTGATCTTAATCTTGGAGATAGAATAAACTTACACTTTAAGATTGGTAACTATACTGATATTCCTTTCCAAGATGGAGAGCAAGTATATATTGATGAAGCAAATAAGATAGAGACTTTTGAAGATGCATGTGACCTTGCTAGAAAGATCCATGCATACTGTCAAGCAGAAGCAGAGAAGCAGCAGAAGGAAGAGGTAGAAGCAAAGGGTGTACAGCAAGAGTTAGATTTAGATGGTGGTGAAGGTCAAAATGAACAGGAGGAGAAGCCTGAAGCACCAGCACAACCAGAACCAGAACCAAAGAATGAGGCACAGGATCATCTTGAAGATCATCTTGAAGAGCAAGAGAAGAACCAACCTAATCAAGCAGGTGGTAATGAGGTAGGTCGTAATGATGGATCACCAGTAGAGACTAAAGTTAATTGTAAGACAGTAGACAGTCTTGATAAAGCATTGAGAAATATGGTTGATACTAATGGATCACCGATCACTTATATTGAACTTCCTAAGACAACAAATTCTATCGTACCATTTGATGAAACATATCAGATACTAGATAGTTTCTACACTGCGAAAGAAATTCTTGAGAAGCAGCAGGATTATTCTGATGAGTATGAGTTGCTGCTTGCTAGACAGTACACAAGAAATTTGAAGGAGATTGATGAAAAGTATAGAAAGTTCAAATCATCAAACGCTAAGGAAGTCAGTTACTTGGTTAAGGAGTTTGAGTGTAAGAAAGCAGCTGACGGTTATGCTCGTACTACTGTTAATAGGACTGGGGTTCTCGATACAACGAAGCTTCATACTTATAGATATAACACTTACAAATATAACGAAGATCTTTTCAGAAAAGTAAGTACTGTTGCTGATTCAAAGAACCATGGATTGATCTTTAATATAGATTGGTCAGGTTCTATGCACCATTCCATAGAAGCAACTATGAAGCAGGTACTTACATTAGTATCATTCTGTCGCAAGGTTGGTATTCAATATGATGTTTATCTATTCAGTGATTCATTTGCACGACAAGAGCAACGTGTAGAACAGGATTGGGAACTAGAGAATAAAGTTCTTTGCAGAAACTTTAACATGGTTAATGTATTAACTAGTAGAAGTAACAATCGTCAGCATGATAGACAAGCAAAGAATCTATTCCGTGTAGTAAATGCATTCCACTCTTACAATGCAGGTGCACCATTTCAATTCTCATTAGGTGGAACTCCATTGAATGAAGCAATGGTTGCTATGAATGAAATCATTCCTCAGTTCAAGAAGAGAACAGGTGTTCAGAAACTTCATGTTATTAACTTAACTGATGGTGAAGGATATCCTATTGGTTATGCTAAGAGAGTTAAGAAGTATCATGAGGATGGTGAGATGATAATCAATGGTAGAGTTGATAATAATACTGTTCTACGTGATCGTCAGACTGGTCATAATCATAAGTTCTGTAGTGAGTATGATATGACTGGAACATTCGTTGAGCAACTTAGAACTCGTTTCCCTGAGTGTGAGTTCATGAACATCCGTCTTATCGGTAAGAATGACTGGAGGATGTTTAAGCGTCAGTGCTTAGGTTCAGACTTTAATGCATGGGAAACAGCAGATGCTGAGTGGAAGAAAACAAGATCTTTCATATGCACTAGTTCATATTACACAGTACAGTATGCACTTCATGTTGGTGCACTTGATAGTGAGACTGAGTTTGATGTTGATGAGGGTGCAAACAAGACCCAGATCAAGAGAGCATTTGCTAAGTCACTTAAGTCTAAGGCTATGAATAAGAAGATCTTGTCTTCATTCATTGAGAGAATAGCATGATGTTAAGAGATCTTAACATTTAATTGACAGTATATTGGTGAATGCTATATACTATTGATTGAGGAAAACTGAAATCCTTACGGATTTCTTTTTTTCTACATCATCACTGACCGAAAGGAAGGTAGTTGTTCTGAAAAGGATGACATGTAAATTTAACAAAAGAGAACTATGTCTATTAACATGGGTGAGTTACGTATGCTCACTGATATTGCCAACGATCCTTCATTGGCAGAAGTACGTAAAAGATTTAAGACAGGGATTGCTAAAGATAGGAACGGTAACTTTAAAAAAAGATTGATACCAGGTCGCAGAAGACCATCAACGTTCGCAATTCCATCATCAATACAAAGAAAAGTAAGCGGTAGCGCATTAATATCTTACAAACAATTTGATCCACAACTGGCAACAGTTGTTGTTGTATCCGTCCGTCCTGAGAAATTAGGAGGGGCGATTGTTGATATTGATGGTCAACATACTGGTCTTCTGGGTATCTATTCTGGAGAGGATCCTGAGTTAGATACATTAGAACTACATCATGATCCTAATTCACCTCTAGAAGATGTGATGGAGAAAGAAGCAGTCTTATTCAAGAAGTTGAATACAGAGCGTAAGAACCCATCTACATTGGATGTGATTCGTGTTAATATCTTCTTAGGTAAAGAATCAGCAGTACGTTTTGAAACAGTTCTTAAGGCATGTGGAATACAGGTTGATGGACTTGGTGATCCAGAAGGTGATATTCTTAACACTAAGAGTGGTTCACGTATCATTAAAACTGTAGATCAGTATGGTGAGAAGTACAGTTCATGTATCGTTGCTGCATGTGATCTTATCAGACAACACTGGGCGGATCCTACAACTGGAAAAGTAAATGGTATGAGAGATGATCTCATTCATGGTATTACAACTTTCCTTGCTATGATTAAGTATGCAGGTAAAGTAAAAGGTTATACAGGAAACGGTCTGGATGAAAAGAAAGATTATGTTCACCAGTGGTTGAAGCACCACATGGGAGCAACTTCTATGAGAAAATATCATCACAATAGTGGCGGTGGTAATACTCACTTCAAGATTGCTCACACAATACTTAGAGAGTATAACTGGTGGGTCGAAGGTCAGGCAGACAAGATGACTATTAGTCACGAATACTTCCATAAGCATGGTGTTTTAGATCCTGACATTGTTGTAGAGACACATGATAGTTATGGAAACAAACTACCTTCATTACCAGCATTCCCTGCAGATATAAAGAACAGGTAGACAGAAAAATAACTGTCACACACCCCCTTAACAGGGGGTTTTTTATTGCTATACTACGTACATACACAAAAACATTTATCATTATGCCTTTCGAGAGAAAACTATCAGTCAACTTCGTTGATGAAATTCGTGAGGAATTTGGTAATGAGATAGATGCCTCTCATGTAAAGAAGTTTGCAACTACTCAGGGTGTAGCATATCCTACAGTGGCACGTAAGTTAAAAGAGTATCAGGTTAAGCGTGGATCATGGAACCTTACCGTACAGGAAGGACGTGAGATCCTAGAGAAAGCAATTGCTGGTCCTACTGTACTTCCTACAGTGGAGCAAAATTTAGTTCCAGCACTAGATTCTACTTTCATCAAGTTTGGAAACTTCAATGATGTTAAGAAGATAATTCAGTCCAACTTATTCTATCCTACTTTCATTACTGGACTATCAGGTAACGGTAAGACCTTCTCTGTAGAGCAAGCATGTGCTCAAGCAAAGAGAGAATTGATCCGTGTAAACATTACTATCGAAACTGATGAAGATGATCTCATTGGCGGCTTCCGTCTTGTTGACGGCGCAACCGTATGGCACAACGGACCTGTTGTGGAAGCTCTCCAGCGAGGAGCTATCTTGCTCCTTGACGAGATCGACCTTGCCTCAAACAAAATCCTCTGTCTCCAGTCAATCCTTGAAGGTAAAGGAGTTTTCCTTAAGAAGATTGGAAAGTACGTCAGACCAACAGCAGGGTTCAACGTCAT